GTACGCATATAAACACCGCGCCCCTCCCCCCCGGTGTCACAGGACCCGCGAGCGCTCAGCAGATGTCAGTCTTGATGGTAGGCTGGGTCACGAAGGGATGGCAATACTCTGAAACGTGAATCCACTTGGGAATGACATCGTTTTGCCTTTCTTTTCGATATCCAACGTCGACCCTTCGCCCCTTCGGGGCATCGCCCGCCCTCAGCGCCCCTCAGTGTATCTGTAGGACTCGGGCTGCGCAAGGTCTCAGTCTTCGGTGGGCTTCACCCAGTCGACCCGGCGCGGCGCACAGCAAACACAGTTCGGAGCATTCCGAAGCGTGCCGCCCCCGTCAATACATGCCTGATTCTGAGCATGAGAATAGACGCATTCTTCATTTCTATCATGTGAACAGATCGGCTCTGATGTATCCGTGTCACTATCACTATCGGAGTCGCTGTCCGTGTCGGTATCCGTATCCGTATCACTGCCACTGTCCGTATCGGTGTTGGCATCCGTATCTGTGTCACCGCCACTATCACTATCCGTATCGGTATCGCCGGCATCAACCGTTTCGTCATCCCCACTGTAGTACTTACTAGGCTCCTCATCGCATCCGATCAAAAGTATTAAAAAAACTAGGTATTTCATGCCAAACCTCAAAAAATGCTCCACCCGGGCTGTTGTGTCGGGATAGATTCCCGCCCAGGTGAAGCGCAAAGTTTTCCTGTATTTCCCGACACAACTTAATTATTGTGCAACATTTCCATGTTTTTTCAAGCAAAAAGCGTTAGGATAGCGGTATGTTTACGATAGAAATGGACAAACGACCTATCGAACAGCTCGAAAACGACCTGGATCGGTTTGGAAAACAGGCGCTTCCGTACGCGGCCAAGGACACGCTGAACACTGCGGCCTATAAATCATCCGACCTCGCAAAGCGCAACCTGGATCGCGTATTCACCCAGCGGAACACGTGGACAAAGCGGTCGATTCGGTACCAACGCGTGATCGGTCGCGACATCCGCACGATGGAAAGCGCCATGGGCTCCACCCTTGAGTACATGCGCCTCCAGGAAGAAGGATTCACCCAACACAAGAGCGGGAAGCACGGTGTTGCCATCCCCACCGGAGCGGCCGCAGGCCAGATGGGGGCGAAGAAGCGCACACGACGTCTCCAGCGCAAGAACTGGCTGGCCAATGTCAGCCCTGCTAGAGGACGTGGCAGGGGCAAAGGCAGCACCGTGACGGCCGTTCGTGACGCCGTGGAGACCGGCCGTAGGGTCGTCTTTATTGACAGCCCTTCTGACCACTACGGACGCCCAACTGGTTTTTACCGCGTCGTCGGTGGACGGAAGGGCGGACACGGATGGCCGAAGGGTGCAAAGCTCCAAATGATCTACTCAGTCGAACGGTCATCGGTGCGGACGGATCCCCACAAGTGGATGGAGTCACCGGTCAGGTTGATCATGAAAAATATCGGCAAGATCTATCGAGATGCCCTAATCCGACAGATTCGAATCAATCGGTCGTTTCGGAATCGTGGCTGACGTCGCTACGGTACCGGGGCGACACTCCCTCTCACTGTCGCCTCGAGATCTGGGCGACATCGGCATTACTAATCAACCGCATCAACGGGCCTCGGGATCTCCGGGTCATCCTCATAGAGCCCACGACGTCGGAGCGTCACTATCACTTCTTCCAACGCATCACAGATTTTTTCCGTGTCTTCGTCCGAGAATCCCTCACCCCAAGGCCACCCCTTCCCCATCGCCGAATCAATAACCGCTGCCGCGTTCGTATTAGCCCACCTTTTCGCGTGTCTTTTATCCATTTCTAACTGCCTTTCTATCCAGGTCCTCAGCGACGCTGTCGCCTTCGGCCAGAGACGACGAGAACTCCCTCCAGGCTGCCGAAACAATCCCTGTACCTGGAAAGAGATCATCAAAGCTGTCGTCCGGCGATGCAGCTAGCGCCTTGAACAGAAACGAGCAGAATGCAATCGGCTTTCTCCCGATGAGCTCACCTCCAAATCGTGCGGGCTGACACGAAATCCAGTCGCGGAGCCCTGCAGGCGACAACCGCGCTTGTTTCACGATCAACGGCTCCCACCGGACATTCAACCCGCGAGCATTCGGAGACGGCGGAATAGGCTTCACCCATGCACAGGTGTGTACACCCTCCGGGCACATCGGGAGAATGTAACGCAAGGCCTTCGACGACGTTGATAGCGCCCACCCATCGTACGTCTCAAGCAGCGCAATGAGCCTACGGTGGTCCACCTCCCCGCCATAGGTGTCTTCATACTTGTAATACATCTTCGCCAAGCCGGGGTAGGGCGGGTCAGCGTAGGCTATCCGTTTCGGCTCCAGTGCCGTCGCCTCGAGGCGTGAGAGACGCCGAAACCGATAGGCGGCCTGTCTGCACCGTTTGGAGCAGTAGGTTTGGTGCTTCTCTACGGGCTCCACCCCGCACCACTTGCAGAGTTGCCTTGGTGATTTACTTTGCATTCTCACTCGTGTCCAACCAGCATGGTAAAAAATCGCCTGGTTTACAGATGGCTTCCCAGAATTTTTCTAAAGGTAGATTTCCCATCAGTAATAGGCCATCTCCCAACTTCTCTGATACTCTTCCCAATGCGCGGCATAGCTGATGTCTATGTCGGTATCCGGATTCAGGCACGATGGGCAAAGGTTCTTGCCACGCCAGCGCTCCAATTTTTCTCGCCGTCCGCATTTATCGCATTTCATCTTTTTCATTTTGCCGCGTGCGCTACGTTTCACGTGTCCGGATTGTCGCAGATATGCATAGATGGTAGACAAGCAGAGACCGAGATCGTCCGCAAGCTCTTGCAGGTTGCGACCAGCCGCAACCTGCTCGGCAACGTATTTGACCCGCTCGTCACGTTGCCGACGCGACTCGGATGATGACGGTCCGGATATGCCAGACTCGCGAATGTATTGGGCGAGGGTGTACTCTGATATGTTCAGCATCCGGCATACACCCCTGTGAGCCATTCCGGATTGCAGCAGTTCTATCGCCCTTTGCTTACGGCGATCGCGAACTTTTTTTTTATTGCTCATGATTCCTCGGCCTCCCATCCAGATCGCTCAACCACCCAACCGCGCATAATATTTAGAGCGGCTACATATCCGCATGAAAAATCGCAACCCGGTGTTCCAAGCCTTTCCAGTCGGCGGTCTATCTCAGATATGATGTCTTCGGAAGACATCGCCTTTCCGATCCATTTAAACCCTTCAAATATCGACTCGTATTGCTCAATAGAGTCGTTAAGCGTAGTCCTTAGATTGTCATCAATATTCATCGCACGCAGTTCATCATCTGAAGTCTTGAATAGCCAAAGCCCTTTTTTATTCGGCCTCATATCCTTGCCTTTCCTTGATGCAATCCATGATTGCAGCTTTCACTTTATCCTCCGTCACATCCAGCCATCTCAATCGGCACTCGCTCAAAATCCACTGGTAAACCTGCTTTCGTTCGTAAGGGTCGACGCGGTTTTTCGGTCTACCGCTGAGCCGTTCGTTGATCTCGACGAGATAGCGGATAAACATACTGGCCTTCTCGAATTCCTTCGCATGAAGCAGCTGCTTCAACATCTCCAATTGATTTCCAATTGGCATGTTTTCGATTTTAGCTGCCAGTTCCTTCAGGTTAGACATTGGACACCTCCGGACACTCATCAATTGCATTGTCAACTTCCCGAATCTTCTCTGCGGCTTTTTTAGAGATACCTTCGACCTCCGCCTTAATTAGGCGTCTTATTTCCCATAGCGCATCGACATTATTGACAAAAACGCGTTCAGGGCTTGTATAAATAATTAGGTTGCCATGATTAAGCTCAATACAAGTATCGCCTGGCTTTACCGACAGCTTTATCGCTTTGCATTGCCGAATTTTGTATTCAAACGTTCCTTTATTTCCACCAACGACAAAAATCTCTTCCTCGTTCTGGATCGCTTTCGCGATCTCATCAAGCGTCATCATGCTGCTTTCCTTTCTTTCTCCAACCAGGTGCCATTTACTAATTTGGCTATTGCTTTTTTCAATACGTCAATTTTCTCTCTTCTCGTCCTCGATGTCATATGGGGGCTTACGTGGAAAATTCACTGCTTAAAATCTCCCATGCGAGCGCAACCACTCCAGGAACCTCGTTCACCGTGCTCTTGGCGATGCCGAGTATCTCCATGATCTCTTCGCGGCTCTTGCCCTCTCGGAACAGTCGGATCGTTTCTTTCATGCGATAGGCTTCATTTCTTTTGAACCACTCATTAGATAATCTCCAAATCAATAACAAAGCCCTTCATTCGAACAGCCAAAGGGTCCTCAGAGTCTTCGTAGACATAGTATTTGTGGCCAGTACCACGGCGCGGGTCATATATCTCAACTACATCATCCAATGTATCTGCGATGATAGAGTGGAGTGTCGCTTCCTTATTCAGAGAAGGCACACACAATAGGTACACATGGCCAAATAGCATTACACGCTCGAGTGAAGAGAATGCTCTCACAATCCGATCATGTTTTCGCAGATAGTCAGCCGGTGTGGTTTTTCCAGCGAAAAACAAGTCTTGGAACTCGGCCGTTACCACGTCGACATCTTTGTGTAAAATCATTGCAAGACATGCTGACGTGCAATTATCATCTCTGGTTTGTGTTTTGAATTCTACTTTTCGATTTATCACCATCTTCCTGCCTTTCAAAGTCATATCCGTCGATTTTTTTGACTATTTCCCACACCTCTCGCTTGCTCACATTCGGCCACCGCAACTTGCACTCCTCGTGAATCCACTGAAGTAGAAACCTCAGTTTGTGGCGGTTTCGCGGTTTCCCGGTGCGGGATTCCTGAAGCTTGATTAGATATTGAATAAATTCGTTCAACTGACCTCGTTCTCATCGAAAATAATACGCTTTATCTTGCTGCCGACCTTCACATATGCGGGGAAGCCAAGCCTGTTTGAATCCCAGCATGCGTGAGCACCATCCCGAAAAGGTGTATCGAGTTCTACGCAATGGATATGATCTGTTCCGCCACTGTAAAATGTTTTTGAAATCTTTGCTCTGAAAAAATATCCACCAAATGCTTTCTGAGCCCTGATGTCGAGTTTATTAACTGGAATATACAGATGGTAAAAGCACATGTGGTCAAATCCTTTTCTCCTTGATTTCTTCCATTACAGCAATAGAAATGGCCGATCTGATGGCAATTTATTTACGTCAAATTCATTGCACATCTCCCAAGCTGAACACGATCCCACGACAGAAGATCTCGCCGTCATCGTAGATGTCGAAAGTGGCGTGCGGTATATCGGTTTCGAACGTCCAAGCGATGTCTCCATCACACCATTTCGCGCGTATATTTGTTGCCTGTTCTTTCTTTTTCGCATAGTACGGACATCTATCGTCATCGCATTCGTTTGTGACAATCCCGTCCTTGTTTAGTGGAATGGTAGCTCCTTCCCATACGCCAAACAACTCGTCATTGATTGCGCCCCGGAATTCGCAGAGGTCATCGGACGCGCCGAAGACGATCACGAGACCGTTCTCTGCGGCAATCCTGCCCATGTCATCGGGAACTTCATTTAGATACTCTCGATTGTTCAACAGTGTAGCCAATTCTTCTTTTGTGAAATCTTTCATTTTCTTGCCTTTCTTGTTAAAGATTTCCTTTCTGGACTCTCAATTTGAGTCTTGACCATCGCTTCAGTCGGAACGCCGTTATCCTCCGCGCCCTAGGTGTCCCTCTGCATCGACCAGACGCATATCGCCACAGACCGCGCTCCAGGCTCCCGCAGAACCGTCTATCCATGTCGATGAGCATCGCCCCACACATCACCTGCCCCCGCGCTGTGGATAGGTCGTGTTCGCCCTCACAGGCTTTCCGGTGTTTGCCGTGGACCTGAAAGAGACCGACCTCCCCCAGGGCACCATCGGCGTCCATCCGAAACGATGACTCGTAGAATGACCAGGTGACGAGTAAGAATGGGTCGACGCTGTATCTCTCGCCCGCGTCGACAAAGTGCTGTGATATTGTCTCTCGTGCGCCCGCATCGCGGTACAAAAGACGGTTCTGTGCAGTGGACAAAAAGACGAATATCATTGCCGATACCGAAGTCATCATAGTGCGCTCCATATCTGGTAAATAAAAGCTGTTATCGATGCCATAGCTCCAAATCCGAACAGACACACCAGCATCCAGTACATGATTTCATTTCTATACCTTTTGGTTTCGGGTTTTATCAGTCGCATTAGTCCATCCCTCCTTTCAAGCCTTCTTTCGCCTTGAACGCCTTAAAGTCCAGCATCTCAAGCGCTTCTATGTCAGTTCTGACTGCTGGCTTGTCCATTTTCTGGATACGCCTCACGGTATCCAATATTCTCGTGTGTACCTCAATCCTCTTATCCTTGACCGCCTGAATGATATTCAGGCAAAGTTCACGTTGGTACCTGATCTCCTCGATCTTCATCTGGCTAGTGCCCATACCGGAAAACATTTCATGGTTTATGTCGTTCATCATATTGATTCTCCTTTGTTTAGCCGTAACCGGCCGCCACTGCCACCCATCTCCTGGGAGATGAGTGGGGTGGGGGTCGGTTAATCTAGCGCGTCAATCTGCTCTTGAGTCAGGAGCACAGCCTTCGCACCGATCCATGTGAGATTTCTTTCCGTTGCTTCTTTGCGCGCGTTTTCACGAGACCCTTTTTCTCGACCGTAAGTCCTTACCAATCTACCATCTTCTACCACTGCCCATTGTCTGTTTTTCTGATTTGTCATTTCATTCTCCTTGTTGTTGGCGTTATTGCCGTCCATACCCTAAGAGAGTGCACACCGCGTGCCAACTTTCAACCAATAAAAAACGCAATGATTTCAACAACTACAAAACGGAAGTGTGCAAACTTTGCATGCTACTTTTTGCATAGCAACAAAAAACCAATGATTTCAATTGGAAAAGATTGCATAGTTTTTTACTTATTTTCATACCGAAAACGCCGTGGAATCGCATACTCAATGATATCCAGCTCGCTGGTAATCACCAACGTGCATGTGCTGTAGGTCGCAATGAAGACGCAGTTTGCCAGTCCGTCCATGCGAATTCTTCGATATGATAAAAGTCAATTCGTTCTCATCCTTCGATTCATCGTAATATCTCGGACGATGAAGCAACCAGACCACCCGCGCGAGCTGTTCGAGCTCTCCGGTCTGCCGGAGATCGCCAAGCTCGGGAATTTTTGAAGACCGCTTTTCCGTCTCTCGGCTGAGTTGATGAAGACAAAGCACGGGAATGTTCATCTGTTTAGGAATCTCGACAATCGTCCGAGCTGCCGCCGTTGTTGACTCGTAGAGGTCTTTTCCCTTGTCACGGAGATGCCCAAGGTGGTCGATGACCAGTAGGTCAAGGCCGTGCTCGTCCGCGTGCCTAAATGCAACATTTCGAACATCGGCCGACGTCATTGACGTGGTGTCGTCAATCCAGATTGGAAGACATCCAACGACATCACGAACATTGTGAAGTAGTGTTCGCTCTTCAGAAGACAACCGTTTGGCGACAATACGGTCTAGCGCGACATTTGCAAAACGCGCGAATAGCCGGTACAGAATGAAGCGTCGTGAATCCTCAGGGCTGACAATCAGTACATGTTTGCAAGCCAATGCGGCATTGGCAGCGATATTGAGGGCTAGGGTGCTTTTCCCCATCGACGGCCGTGAAGCCAATACGCTGAGCAACCCGGGCCACAACCCGCCGAACTCTGCGTCAATGGTTCCAATGCCGGTTTTGACCAATCCTGCCGGCTCACCCTGCTCTTCGAGCTCCTGAAGTGTACTGTCTATCAGGCCAGAGATAGCGATAGCATTCGAGCTTTTAACTTGCTGGTCGGCAACTCCCGTTACCGCGGCCCGGGCCCTGGCGAGGAAGTCTGGAGTGTCGATGGATTGTTTGGTCCCATCCTCGACGATATTTACCGCGGCCTGTATCATGGCACGGCGATGACTCAGCTCGCGAAGCTCGTTAAGATAGTGATCGAAGTTTGCGGTCGTGGGCAATTCATCCGCAAGATGGTTTAACCCCTCCATACCGCCGACAAGGCGCTTCTCATCGTCACCAAGGGCCGAAAACAGTGTGACCGGGTCAACCGGCTTACCTTCTACCAGGAGAAGTTGTGTCGCCTTGTAGATGGTCTGATGCGGCACATGGTAGAAATCATCGGCCTCAAGTTCAGCAAAGAACCTTCCGAGTCGGTTGTTTACGATAACGGCACCGAGTACGGCCCTTTCGGTCTCTATGCTGCGTGGAAGCTGCATCAGGTGTCCATCCCGTATTTAACTGGAGCCAGTTTTGGCTTTGACTGCTCGGCCTGTTTCCGGATCGTGTTCTTCAGGCAATTCATCAGCCACTGGTGCAGCTTGTTTCGGCCTTGAACGTACACTGGATCATTAGGCGATCTACTGGTCGCCACTTCTTGTATCCATTCCAGCGGTTCTTCTTCGAGCTGGAGGAGGTAGTTCTTTGCCTGCTCCACCCATGCGATTGCGTCTTTGGCTGTACAGTCAGGCCATGCAGTTAGGATGAACTTCGCTAATTGTCTGTCTTGTTCTACTGGAAGAAACTCCAATGCTTCATCGATTGGATGTAGATCGACTTTCGATGTCTCCTCAACTTGATCCTTCGATGTCTTATTTTTTTTATATATATATTCTGTCTCTCTCTCTATCTCTGTCTCTGTCTCTGTCTCTGGATCAGCACATTGCTCCACTTTTGCTAGCAAGCTGCTATCATCATAAGCAATCCAATGTTTTAGTTTGCTTATATGTCCTGCTAGCACTGTGCTATCAATTCGCAAGCGCCATGCTATCTCATCGAGTGACGGTAAATTTCCGCCCTTCGCCTTATCCTCTGCTGCAAGCATCCAAAGAAAAACGAGTGTCTTCACGACGTCACCCTCAAGATCGTTGAATTCTTTGTCATCCAGAAGCTTGCGATGAAGTTTTATCCATGGCGGACATCTGTCCTTGTAATGCTGAAATTCGTGCCAGTTTTTAATTCTTAAGGCCATGGCGTACCTACGAGAATGTACTCATAGCGATCATCCCAAACGTCTACGGTACCCTTGTATCCGCTGATGTCGTTCAATTCCTGGACGACGATGCCGAGCAGAGGCTCACCGCGCACGCCGTCTTCGCGTTTGTCGCAGCCGTAGACGAGCCATGCGACCTTGCGGCCGCTGTTCGCGCCATGTACCGACAGCTTGAAATATCCACCCATAATCGAGCTCCCCTCTGCTTAAGCCATCGAGGTATCACTCGTCTGTTCGGTTTCAATTGGAAACGCGCTAGAGTCTATTAATTCATCAATATCCGACTCTTGATATCGAACCGTGCATCGAATACCATCTCCAAACTTTAATGCTCTCAGTTTCCCGCCTCTGGTCCATCGGCGAATTGTTTCAACATGAACGGATAATCTATCGGCCACTTCTTGTGCGGTGAGCAGTTTTGACATATCGGCATACCTCCTGCGCAATAGCGCAAATTAACTGCTAAAAATGTATGGCCAGTGAGCTGGAAAATATCCTTTTGATTTATGGGGCGAATTCAAAAGCAAAAAAATTGGTGGCAGTATTGTTCCAAATATGTAAAACAAATGGCGGCAAAAAAATGCTTTGGCCACCCATAAAATATTTGACAGCAAAATTGGCAGCAATTAGGCTCTGATTATGGCCAGTGAGGTGCGGCGACGGCGAGGTGATCGAGATGCGCAAAAAGGAGGAGGTATGAACACCGAAAGGACAATCAAGGCTGAACGAGAAGCTGTTGCAAAGCATCTTGACAAAATAGCAGCCGAACACCGAGAGAAGGCCGTCGAGATCCGAAGGCGCCTATGGAGAAAGAACGACTCAATCGATATTAAGTTTGACAACTGGCTTGTCTATATGCATGAAACGCAGGCAATCGAGATTGATCACGCGGCATTCCATATTTTGCTCGGTCGACACGTGGAGGGCAGTGAATGAACACCGCCCCCGCCATGCGCCCCGACGACAAGCTGCTCGACGACTTCGCCCTGGCCGCGATGGACTTCGAAAACGTCGATGGAGGCCCGGCAGCCAAGGCGCTGCGCAAAGCTTTCAATGCGATGCGGGAAGCCGTCGAGATGGCCCGCAAGGAGGAGCAGGCGGCAGCGTGGTGGACGAAACGGATCGCCGACTGGGCAGAGTGGTCTCGGATGTCGGATGGCCGCACAAAAGAGCGTGCGGCCGCTCTGCTCGTCGGTGACTTCGACGATATTCAAACCGCTATTGATTTCCTCACGTGCCCCCCGTTGGACAGTCTTTCTCTCCTTTCTCTGTCCGATGGGGGGCGCATCCCCACTAACGCCTACGAAGCGTTTGCCGCGTCACTCCGTGGTGGACGCGCCGGAGAGATGGAGATCGCTGAGAGTAGCGGACCTGTGGAGCGGTACACGTACCGCCTGCGGATGCTGCGCAACGAAGGTGAATCTCGGTCCGCTGTCTACCGATGGCGGCGACTGGGACAGCGCTGCGGCTTCCGTCTACTGAAAAAACATCAATCCGTCGAGATGGCGCCGTCTCGACTTCCAATCATAACGGCCGCGCGAAGAAACGCGGCTACAATGTCGGGGGTGAATCATGACGCAATGGCTCGTCACAGCATGGTTAGGCGGCGAGATGGTCCGCGAGCTTTGGCCGGATATACAGAAGTTCGGCCGACTAAAGACGACGGCGGAAATTCGCGCGCTACAGCTTGAGCGAGATTTGAAAGATTTCGGAGATTACCAATTTACCGTTCGTCCAGTGACGAATGAGGAAGTGAGAGAGGTGCAGAATGAAACGATCAAAGAAGGGCTTCTACGTTGTTAAGCCGCACAAGGCAATTTGGTGCAGTGACAAAAGCCGCGCCATGCAGACGCAACGGGAAGAAGGGGGAACGATTTTTACACATGAAGAATGGGAGGTGCAGCTTGGTCGAGCTCAAACGAGAATGCAGTAATTTATCACTGATGAGGCTCATTGCGGAAACAGCCGCTGGGGCTGTCGACGAAATCGGTTCACTCAACGATAGCCGCTTGCGCGCCGCAGAAATGCTGCACGAGGCCTCGGGGTTAGTTAACGAGGCGATTCGGCATTTGTCGTTGAAGAACATCAAGGATCCAAGTGTAGGCAACTTGTACAATGCAAGTCTTGTCATCGGCGAGGCCATCCGCGTTTTGACGGAGGTGCAAGTATGAGCTGTTCATACACTGCAGATCAACTCCGCGAAATGGCCTATGAAAAAAATCGTCGTCGTCGATTAAAAAAACGAAATGAACGAACGAAGGCTGCGGCCATCGCAAAGATCGGCTCCACTGCGATGCCGCGGTATCGAAAGAAGAAATCGCTGACAAACCAACGGAAAGCCGATGACCGCGTGAAGCGATTCATTGCTCGGCAGAAAGAGAAGGTGGCGTCATGAAGGTCATCCACGCACGCATAGAGAACGTCCTCGGTTTGTCACTGCTTGAGGTGGAGCCCGGTCAGGTGACGATCTTCGAGGGCAAGAACGGCTACGGTAAAACCTCATCGGTGGATGCGATTCAGTCCGTGTTCTCCAAACAGGGGCTTAAGTTGATTAAAAATATCCATGCCGATGATGACGCACACTCACGGATCGTTCTGACCTTCCAGGACGACGAAGGGCGTCAGGTCATTGCCGAGCGAAACGAGAAGGGAGTGAAGGTTCAACGTCAAATCCTGGATCCGAATCTTGGTCTAACCGCGGGATTCGAAAAGATCAAGCGCCCGGCTGAATACCTTGCGGAGTTGCTACCAGACGGATCGATAGTCAATCCGGTGAAGATACTCACCACGAATGACAAGGACCGCATCGACATGCTCTTGAATGCGCTCCCCATTGTGTTCGACGAGGACGACTTTTGGAACACTATCGGGCTTCGCAAAGAGGACTTCCGCAACGCGCCGACTCACAAGCACCCATTGTTTCAGATCAGTCATTACTACAAAGAGATCTTTGATCGTAGAACAGACATCAACCGTGATGAGAAATCGAAGCGGTCGGCGTGTTACGAGATGCGCAAGAAAGTGCCGATGGTCATCCCGACCGTGGATGGGTTCGAAGAGAAACAGAACGAGCTTGCGGATCTGAAAGCGCGCCATGCTGAGGGGCGAGAGCAGATCAATGGCGCTGCGAGAGCCGACGAGAACTCTATCACCGCACAGTGTGAAAGTGAGTGCCGTTTGCTGGACTCTGAATTGTCGACTTTCCATGAGCAGGTAATGCGGGAGGCCGAGCAGCGAGTTGCAGCGCGCAAAGCAGAGATCGATAAGCAGCAAGCGCAGGAGCGCCATGATGCACAAGAGCGCATTGGTGCTGTACATGCGGCCCGCGACATGTCGCTTGAGAACATCGATCGTCTACTTCCAAAGATTGAAGCAGTGTCCACACAGCTCGGTCAACTCAAAGAACAACTCCAGAATGCCGAACGGATACAGCATTCCCACGAAATAGCGGAAACATATGAACGTGAAGCCGATTCTCTAAAATCGGATTCCGACCGATACACACAGGCCCTTGGTGAAGTAGACAAGTACAAGGCGAATCTCACGAAAAACCTTCCGATCAGTGGCGTCGACATCACAGACGGCAAACTCACCATCGACGGCGTTCCGTGGAAGACGGTGAACATGGGACGGCGGATAGAGATCGCGGTTGCGATTATCTGCCTACGTTTCGGCAACGCGAAATTCAAGCCGGTGTTTGTGGACGGGATTGAATCGCTCGATTCCGAAGCGCTCGGCCTGCTAAACCAAGAACTTATCAAAGTCGGAGCACAAGCGTTTATGGCCCGCGTCACGGATGCGGAAGGAATCGTAATCAGGAAGGTGGGGTAATGAAAAGACTCAAGAGACTCTACAAAAATCATACCAGTATCTTGGTCCGTGACGGATTAAAACATATTGGTAACGGTGAGGTGGTGCCGCGGTATCGTTGGAAAAAGCTCAGCGACCAGCCGTCACTGAAACAGTTCATTAGAGATTTGTCGAACAAAGAATTATCTGACAACGGTATCGGTTATCTGAGCCCAAAGGCCGCGAGATTGAGAGGGTGGTTATGAACGATCATTCAACAGACGTAACAGCCCTGGCCATGGCAAACGAAAACGGCATTGTCCAGCAACCTGAGACGATTTCGAGCGTCCTTGCGGCTCGCGAGGAAGCGGAGGTAAAAGCCCGCTACTTCGTTGCCATGCAGAGACCTCGCAACATCAACCGTGTACGGCAAGTACTCAAGACTGAGTGCGATCGCCCTGGATTTGCGAACATTGCATTCTATCGTCTGCCATCCCGTGGGAAGAACACCAAGCCGATACAGGGGCTATCGGTGCGGTTTGCAGAGGCGGCGTTTAGGGCCATGGGGAATCTCGATATGAGAGCGGTCGTCACATACGAAGATGACGATATGCGCATCATCAAAACTACCGTGGTAGACATAGAAAGTAACGCTGCCATCACATCCGACATACCGATAAAGAAAACGGTGGAGCGCCGATATTTGAAAAACGGCGAAGTCGCGATCTCGCATCGAGTCAATTCTGATGGTGATGTTGTATACCTTCGGCGAGCAACCGAAGACGAGATTACACCTAAACAGAATTCAGCCATATCAAAAGCATTCCGAAACGGCATTCTGCGTTTGCTCCCTGGTGACATCCAAGACGAGTGTGAACAGCGTATCCTGCAGATCAGGCAAGGAGACGTTCCGAAAGATCCGAAGGAACAGATTCATAGAATCGTAGATTCCTTCGGTGGCATCGGCGTCGATGCGGACGCCCTGGTAGAATATCTTGACCACAAGATAGAAACCTGCTCACCATCTGAGATGCAGGAACTGCGCGACATCTTCAGTGCAATCCGCGCCGGCGAAACCACATGGCACGCGATTACAGCCGAGGATGCTCCCGATGAGAAACCAAAAACAAAAGTCGAAAAACTCAAGGATGAGCTAGAGAAAGAGAAAGCGACGAAGGAGGCGAAGAAGTGAGCAACGATTGGAATAACTGGGCAGAGTTTGACCTCAACCTACTGGGACGAGGCGACGTTGTGAAGTCGCTGAACCATGCATGCACCATGGCTGGTCAGGACATCCAGGATAGAAACAAACCGTACAACAAAAAGCGAACTGTTGTACTAAAACTTGTTTTCGAAACCGACGAGGACCGCCACGAAGTCGATATCTCCGCTACAGTAGAGCAGAAATTCCCGGCAGACAATCCGCAAATCGATCGTGTGCAGCTCGAACCGAGCACCGGTCGCCCGTTTCACAACCTTATGGGACAGCAGGAACTGCCTATGGTCGACACAGAAACCGGTGAGGTTGTGTCCAGCCTCATCAGAAAAGAAAGTCATCATGATTAGAGAAGCTATAGATAGAATTCTTCAACTGCAGAAACCGCCAACATTCAAAGACGCAGAGGGTATTGAACGTTACACGGATAGCGGCAAAGCACTCGGTTTTCCATTGGAACCTGGATTCAACGGCACGTCTCTGGAAGCTGCGGTGCAAAGCTGCAATCCGTCATTTGATGGCTCTACCTTTATAGAGTGCGCCTATGATGGAGTGATCGTGAGACAGGTGCGCTGCTACAACAGTCATGCATGCTCGCAAGAACTGTTTGTCTGCCGTCCGATTTTGCCGAATGATTTTTCTTTCGGTAGCTACATGGATCCGGAGATGTTCATCATCCGCTCTGCAGATTTCTTCGAGCGAAACGACAACTACAAGGCGATGATTGCGCTCGTCTCCAGTGTCACAGAAGTCAGCGAGTCCGCCGTCGACGACGATGGCATGTCTCAGACGGTTACTTTCAAAAACCGAGTCGGACGCAAAAACGCGGGCATCGTCGAGCCGTTCGTCAAGCTCCGGGCCTACCGGACGTTCCGGGAAGTTGAGCAACCGGAAGTCACATATCTACTCAGGTTCAAGAAGGGGCCGAGCGTGGCGCTTTTCGAGGCGAGTGGTTACGAGTGGAAGATTCAGGCCACCGACGCAATCTACCAGTACATCAAAGAGCGCGTCGGCGACGAAGTGACGGTACTGCGGTGACGAAATGTTTCGCACGATGAATCAGGAAGGGTTGAGAAAATGGAACCGAAATTAATGCTGAAGTACGTGCATGATAATACGATACCTATGGCGTGCTTGAACTGCGGCGACCCAATACGTATTGAACCAGAAAATGGCCCGCAACGATGTGCGCGGTGTCAAATCCAATACGACAACGAGCGATACAGGGTTCCACTGGAAGGCGTTTACTGTACCGCTATTATCTTTGTTCTATTCCTGGCCGTAGTGGCCGTGATCTGCCTGTGATTGACAGGTGTCAGTATTTAGAGCGGGTCGCGATCTGTGTGGAGGCAGGGGTGCCAATCGCCAAAGCCGAAGAGATCGCGGCCCGCCTGTTTTTCGCATCGTGCAATCTGCCGACAATAGAGGACCTGGCCGATGCAGAGCGGCTCGGTTGGTCGAAGATAAAAATGTTTCGCACGATGAATCAGGAAGGTTTAAAGGAATGGATGTGACTGAAAATAAAATCGAAAAAATGAAGGCTCAAATAGTGATTCTTGAGCATGAAATATTGCAACTGAAATCACGTCTCAATATGCCTACCTCACCAGGATGGTACTGGGCGTTGGCGCAAGGTGAACCGGAGCCTGTTGTTTTTCAGGTGATAGAATCCGACAGACATGGACTGAAGGAGCTTGTTTGCAGAAGAGACGGCCATGTCTGGGGGCCAGTTCAGAAAAGTGACAACATCGTTAAATGGCTCGGTCCGGTAGCTCCGTGTGAGTACGAGGCCAAGTGAGACAAGCCCTCATGTTTGGCGCAGCATGGAAATTGTTTTAAACGGAAAGACTATTTTTCAAAACCAGTATAAATGCTGTTTGTGCAACACAGAAAGAGTTTTTCCGGGAGAAACTCGCAAAGAGTTTGAGGAGACGAAAAACCATGGAAGTTAATTTTAACGGAGCGCGCATCAATCTGGCGCGTGCATACAATGGAATGCTTGAGTCGTCCGATTCTGTGGACAGTGAAAGAATAATTGTCGCCCGTGACAGACCTTGTGAGCTCATGTCAATGGTTGGTGCGTTTCTCGCAATGTACGATTTAGAGTCTGGTTATGAGGACCTGTCTCATATTGATCTGAAGGATCCCTACGATGCCCCGTGAAAAAAGAATCGAAAAGGTGAATCAGGTTATTGAGGCGATAGCCAGTTGTGGCCGGGAATTTTTCAAGCACCATGATTCAATTTCACGGTTTGAAATCGGAGAAAACAGCAGACTCTATTTTGTAGAAGGGTACAACGGTGTTTATCTTCCATGTTGGCGAAGAAAAGACACTTGGAGATGGAATTCTCACCGTTGGTACCGTTTCTGCGGTGGCGGAACACTCAAAGATCTCGTGAAAAGCTTCGCGATGTATATCGCCCACGGCACTCCGGTTCCAAAACATCACTTCGGTCCTTGGCCGGATTGGTACTGCGGAGAGGGTGATCTCTGGGGCTATGGTGAAGAGAACATGGTGAAGGTCCGTGAGGCGGCGAAGGTGATAACAGATGAACGCCCGTAAACAGTGGCTGCGCCGCCGCAAAGAGCTGCTCACCGCGTCCGACGTAGCGGCCGTGCTTGGGGTTGCATCGGCGTTCAGAAACATCCTCGATGTTTACCTCGACAAGACGACGGATGAGTTCGACGATTCGGATAGCCGCATCATGAGGCACGGCAGGCACAACGAGCCGTTCACCGCAGACGAGTACGAGCTAGAAGGACACAAGATACGCAACCCAGGTGAGCACGAAATCGCCATTCATCCCGACATCCCTTGGTTGGGGGCGACGCTGGACCGGGAAGAGTACATCGATTGGCTCACAGACGAGGGTATTGCGCCAGACTGGTACCCGTTGGAGATAAAGCAGGTCAATGACCCGGACTACTTCTTTCGGGCGTCAGAATGGACGGAGGACCCGCCTGAACAGTATTGGACACAGGTCCAGGTCCAGGCGGCATGCAAGAAGAAACAACTTGGCATCCTGCTCGGTCAGTTTCCGCCGGTAACGTTGGCGAGTACCACAATATGGTACGAGGCCGACTTTTTCGAACGACTTGCATATCCGAAGCTGGATCAGTTTTGGAACTACAACGTTAAGAAGCGGATACCGCCAAAGGTGCCAGACCACAAAGGCGCCCTGAAGTCCGTAAAGCGTCTGCACAGACGGCAGAACGGGGAAACCATCGCGTTGAACGACCAAGCGAAAAAACTCTGTGAAGAGTGGTGTAATTTGAAGTGGGATGCCAAAGAGAACGAACAAAAAATAAAAAAATGTGAGGCAAGACTGCGCAGTATGCTCGGGACTGCGACCTACGGGGCCTTTACCGATGGGAGCTATCTCGAAAGGGATGCGCGGGATATTTTGCGGAGGAAGAGATGAAAAACAAGATTAACAAAAGAGGAAACCTGGAAGTCGAACGCAATGGAAAGAAGAAAATCAAGATTGTACAGGAAACCTTTTCGCAGCTTATCCAAAGACTATCTGAGCTCGACGGACTCTACTGGATGGACGCTGAGACGTGCCCGGATAGATATACGGCGATTTTGGAGCTGAGGGAACACATGAGTTGCTTACGAGATGTCCATGAATATGAGTGGGCCGAAAACGCCGAAATAGCCATGAAAGAAATAGACAAATTCTACGATACCAAAGGCTGGCAGCCCACAGAACAGGACTACCTGGAGTGCTGCGGAGTGTGGGTGCTAAAGGGGAATGCTAATATTATAAAAGTCACCACGCTCAGCATGACTGCATTTCATAGTCGCTCAGAATTCGACGAAATATTTGATGAAATCTGGGAAAAAATCGAACCCATGCCCAAACAATGCATCCCTAAGGAAGAACCGCCGAAGGAGTCGTATCGGATCAAGTATCCACTTTTGGCAGGGGTGATCGAATGAAAACAACCTACACGACATTTACTCGGGATATGGCCAGAGCATACCGCGATGGCCGGAAGAAGATGACGCGGCGGGTTATCAAATGGCCGAAGTGGTTAGACCCATCTTTGACAGATACGTCATTGGAAATAATCGCCGAGATAATCAACTCAAATGAGTATCGTGGTGTGTGCGACGGGGTTGAGCATCAATACCGATGCCCATACGGCAATCCAGGTGACCAACTCATCCTCGGTACGACGTGGGCTGTATCTGCAGAATTCGATCGGTTTAAGCCGACCGAATTGACACCACATTATACGTGCTCTCCAGAACCATTAAAGATATGGTCTTATTTCGACAGCGATGAGAAACCAAATTGGTGTGGTAAGCTCCGGCCTGGTCGATTTCTGCCTGGTTTTCTCCGTGACCAGATGCCGAAGGAGACACTGACTGTTGTCCGGGCTGAGCGCGTGCAGGAGATAACGGACATGGAGGCCATTCTGGAGGGTATTTTTGAGACACCAAGGGATCCTGGGTTTGATTGCTGGTCAACGTACGGCATGCGCGACTACTACCCTACACCGAGAGATGCATTCAAGGCGCTTTTGAATTCGATTAATGCTGGCAGAGGTTACACGTGGGAGAGCAACTCATGGAATTGGGCTTTGGGGTGGTGAGATGAAAAAGAAACTCCGATGGAGATATTATTGCGACTACTGCAATGCGAGTAGAGGCACGCGACAGTCAATGGAGCACCACGAAGAGCGGTGCACGATGAATCCGAATCGAAAATGCGGCCTGTGCGGTATCCGCTATGGCGGATATGGATACTTGGATGAATGCCTCGATGTTCTGAATCCATATCTGGAATTGGCTGAAACAGGAGAGGATCTTCCAAGGAGCGTTGCTGATAAACTGAGAGAGGTGTCAGATGGCTGTCCGGTATGCATCTACGCTGCGTTAAGGCAACGTGGTTTTATGTCGCTTCAGCTGCCAGGGTTCAATTACGAGTCCGAATCGAAATCAATGTTCGATGATGCCATGGACGACATCCATCAAGAAAAGATGAATGCCTCGATGTTCTGAATCCATATCTGGAATTGGCTGAAACAGGAGAGGATCTTCCAAGGAGCGTTGCTGATAAACTGAGAGAGGTGTCAGATGGCTGTCCGGTATGCATCTACGCTGCGTTAAGGCAACGTGGTTTTATGTCGCTTCAGCTGCCAGGGTTCAATTACGAGTCCGAATCGAAATCACGGAGGTGAAGTGATGATCTGTACGAGATGTGAAGGCACTGGATTCATAGACTGGGATGAGCGATGTGAATTATTGAGCTTAGAACACTCCATTAAATGGATTTTAGAGCATCCAGATACAGACATGCGAGTGTGCGACTGCTGTGGAGACGGTGAACACTGGTACGGCGAAGCAGGTATGCACTATGGACCAGATGACCCTCCGGGTCCATACGGTCCGTATGACTACAATGGTGGTCTATGCGAGTGTCACTGATAAAGCGAGTAATAACGAAGACGAGGAAGACGATGGGTAAGCTTACTGGATGCAAAGATGACAACGAAAATTGAATTAGAAATATCCGACGATAACGAAAGCACATCATATCCATGGTGGGTGATACTGCGACCTGTTTGGGCGACACGCAAGCGACTGTCCAGTGCCGACGTTTCAAACGCAGTTGAGGGTCCGTTTTTCAGCCGAGAAGAAGCACAGGTCGAACTAGATTCTAGACGTTATTACTACGGAAAACAGGCAGTAGTATGGTGTTTGTCAGGATGCAATTCAAGTCAATACAGGATCGCAATTGACGGTGTCGAGAAAGTAGCGGAATTCAAAAAGCTATTGGATAAGACGACACATGTTACAGATAGAGATCTGCACACACCATTAAAGTGAGGAAAATGAAAACCGTGAAAATAACAATTGAAGTCGAGGTGCCAGATGATGCATCTCAGGCAGCTGTAGACGACATTGGTCAACCGTGGTCATTTGGTGGTAATGCAGAAATTTTTGATTGCGACAGTTTCGGCCAAATTTGGACCGGAAAAAACTGCACCCAATGTCGTGTTATCAACTGGCGCGAAACACTCACGGAGGTGAAGTGATGAGCATACCGGATCCAATTGAGATAATGGAACGAATACAAGAAGAAGCTATAGATAGAATTGTGATCATAGATGGAATTGAATACTACCCATGCGATGATTGCGGGAAAGCGACGCCACTCGATGACATTGTATGCATGGACCCATTAGGTGTGTCAGGCGGCATCTGTGGAGATTGCTTGGATAGATGGATAGAAGAAAGGGGAAAAAATGAGACCAGATAAACCAGGATTATATTGGTGGGAAGATGACTGCGGACGCTATCACGTTGCAGAGTTTGACGAGGAAATGGAGACCCTTGATTCTTGCGATACTGGTTTTGTTAGTCCAGAAAAGTTTGAAAACTCGGCCTGTTTTATTCGATGGGTAGGCACGGCGCATCCTCCGAAGAAGGTTGATAGATATCAAGCTGGCATGTTTCCTATGGATCTACCAATAAAACCTCACGAACGTGGCCCGTTAGTACTTTATGTCGACGTCAAAGAGTTCCTGCTGAAGGGTGATGAAAATGGCTGAAAAATCAAAGATAGATAATGTTAGACGCGGAAACTTCGGTCCTAAAAATGGTTTTTGGAAGGGCGGTAAAAGCATAGCCAGCAACGGATATGTGTTAATCAGAGTTGGCGTAAATCATCATCTATCTGATGTCAGAGGATATGCTTATGAGCACCGCTTGGTTGCTGAGCAAAAGATCGGAAGAAGACTGATAAATGGAGAGATAGTCCATCATAAAAACGGGGACAAGAAAGATAATAGACCATGCAACCTCGAGGTCGTGACTGGCAATTGGGATCACTATGTGAAGCACAGAAGTAGGACAGATCTCAGGTTTCCAGACGAAGAAAACCCGATAGTTGAATGTGAATGCGGATGCGGTGAAACATTCAGAAAATATGATGCTGGAAATAGGCCAAGGAGATTTGTTTCCGGACACAACATGCACCCAAAATCTAGAGAGGAACAATGCAGTCAACAAAAATTGAATATCTAACTCATACATGGAACCCTTTTGCGATGAGATGCACGCCAATGAGCGAAGGATGCGCGAACTGTTGGCACATCAAAATGGCGAATCGACTTCGTGGGTATTACAGAAATATGCCAGCAGAGAAAACAGACTGTTATGCAAAGTTTCAAGCATACATGGGCGGAGATCCATGGCTGAACACAAAGGAGTTGTCCGCGCCGTTCTCGGCAAAAAAGCCCGCTGTCATCGGGGTTCAGTTCATGGGGGACCTGTTCCATGAATCGATCACAAACGAGCAGATAGCGGCCGTATTCGGCGTGATGGCGGCGACTCCGCAGCATCAGTACGTGGTTCTCACGAAGCGGCCGAAGCGGGCGTTGCAGTGGTTTGAATGGATGTCTGCTTGGGCGAAGGCCTCAGGCATCAAAGATTACGAAGTGAGAATATCGCTGGCCCAATTGGATAACTTGATAGATCGGCGCCATCACGTAGTCTATCCTGAGTGGCCCCTCCCGAACGTCATCATCTGCGCCAGCGTGGAGAACCAGAAGGCGGCAGATGAGCGCATGCCGCTTTTGCTTCAGATACCGGCGAGGTGGCGCGGGGTGAGCGTTGAGCCGATGTTATCTGGGATTAATATAGGGCCTTGGTTGCTTGACGAAGACGGTTTAGACGTCGATGGAGGTTGGCCGCAAAATCATGATGGCCTCGATCTCGCCATCTGCGGAGCAGAGACCGGCCCTGGTAAGCGGAATTTCAAGGACGAGTGGGCGCTTGATCTACGTGATCAGTGCAAGATAGCAGGCGTTCCATATTTCTTTAAAAAGGACGGTTCCGGAAACGGTTCTCTTTGCGGCGTCGAATACCAAGAGTGGATCTAGAGGATTGAAATGCAAGATCCATGCTTTGGCTGCTGTCCCGATAAAAGAAAAGGCGGGAGGTGTCTTGGATGTTGCCTTGGAAGAGAGGATGCAGAGATGAAAATAGGAGAAATGGTTTATGTCACAGTGCCGTGGCCGGGCGGACCGAAGAGCGAAATTGCAAAGATAACGCGTATTGATGAGAATACAGCGTCATTTGGTCCGAGGTGGAAGATGACAACTTAGCCATCTCCTTCCCGCAGTTCATTACATCCTGAATAGTCGTCGCTTCCATAATGCATTCCACCGGCAGGATTCCGGCCATCAAGACAATGTCGCAGTAGGCCCCAAATTGGGCGTTCTCCGGCATGCGCTGTGTTATGTGCGTTTCCACCGCTTCCGATACCAACGCCGAACAGACGGCGTTCTGCATGCATCCTACTTCAATCAAGTGGGCCTTCATCGCGTCGCACGTGGGCGCCGCTTCCGTAACTGACATTTGTGTTGCTGCGCAGCCGAAAAGCGCGACGGAAGCAGCTATTGACAAGAACAAGATTCTCATACTTTTTTCTCCTTTGGCGGGCGCCTTGCCCGCTTTGTTGTAATGCTGACCGAATTGTCCCCTATCTCAATCCTGGGGCAATGATTCGGCAAATGTAACCGTCCCTTGCGCAATACCACATATCGTGCCCGTCAAAGAGCAGCCGGCCTGCTTCGTATTCTTCGATAACGTTTGATGAGATACCGGTGATCACCATGTCCACGGTGTAGTCCAGATACGTTATCATAGCTGTGTTTGACTCACAAAACAACGTCGCAGGTATCTTAGCGAATACAAGTCTACGATATGGACTATAGTCAAAAATTTCTACAAGCTGAGCCCATACGTTGACGCCGTCGAAGCCAAGAACTGTACTATACCCAGACGCCGTATACGAAATGGAACTGTGATTGGTCAACTTAATGCAATACCTCACCACATTTTCGGATTTCACAAACTGATAAAAAAAGCCAAATGGTGATGAGATGACAATTGAATTACCGATGTTGAGCAGCCCGCATGGTATTCGGCAATCCTGCCCCGAAACAACGGGCGATCCGATATTAACAAGTCCGTAATCTGACGTAGTTGGATTGGATATACGCGCCGAACACAATCGAGCTTGTGTTTCGCCGCCGCTTGAGTCAGTTGTCACCCAAAACACATGGTCCCCGTCGCTTATCAGACGGCCATGCATTGGATCGGAATCTGCCCCGCCGCCGCTGCCTTCGCCTAGCATTACGGTGCCTGTTCCGGACCTGGGGATAATGGCGACTACGCTGTACCCGAGAGAGAACGTGTATGCGATGGATACAGCGAGAAAGGTATCATTGGCGATGATGATCTTGTGATACTGCGTTGATGGATCAGAACTTGCGGTTGGATCGCTGATGCTGGTATCCAGTGTCCAGGCGTGAGACGGCGGATAGTTTGCAAGGCTGAATGCAGATACCATGTAATTAAGTGTAGAACTGTTAAGCCATAGAACATAAAGATAGCTCCCGTCGCAGCAAAGGGATCGCACCTGGTTTGGTGTCTCGGGAAACGATAGGCCAAGCGGACTTCCGATTACAGGGGCGTACGTGTAGTCCATGCAGCCGGTCACCCGGAGTATGTCATCGTTTTGGTTGATCACAAACAGGCAATGCTGATTTGTTGACCGATCCCAGCCGATGCAAGAGTCTTTAAACGTTGCACTGGCGTCCATGGCGTAGTTTGGAAACGCGTCCGGACGGTGCCACAGCGAATTTTCCCTTATTAACCCTGTGCAAATATTCGCAGGGGTCGTTGCAGGTGCCCGCGTCGAGCGGGCCCAGCGCTTATCCATGGCGTTGACGATGTCCGACTGTATCGCCGTATCAGCAGCACCGGATGGCACTATCCCAGCGTCTTGCACCAGCTTTTGGCATGCTCCGTGGGAATCTTTCGCCCAGTCTTCGTCAAGCGGCGTTCCGTCTGTTGCGCCGGATACCGAGCGATTCCGGAAGGTCCCATATGGATACTCCGATGAGGAGTTTGCTGCGCGGCCAGGATAGGTGTCGGGTAGTCTGAGCATAGTTCACCTCATAAAAAGTGCGGCGAGTCCAATATAGGAACCGATTAGGCCAACGACAGTAAGCCATGTACCGGTTCTCCAACGGCGTTGGCCATCAATCCTTGAGTATATACCATTGACGTCATCTTTAATTTCTCGCCGCAAATCTCCAATTGCGCCTGTCAAATCCTTCGTCATTTGGGCGTATAGCTCTTTCGCCGCAGCCTTCACGACATAATCAATGAGTGTTTTCTGATCGTCGGTCATTTCGCGTCATCCTACTGATCTTCCGGTAGCAGTTTTTCGAGCGCCATGATTGCTCCGCTTAAGCGCTCAACACGAGCTATCGACAGGCCAAGCTGCTGTTCTTGGGACACTTTGATTTTCAGGGCGCTTTGCATCTCTTGCTGGTATATATCAATCTGATCTTTGACTGTCTTCACTGCGATATCGGTCATTTTGTGTCCTTTCATACCAACATTGATCTCGGAATCCACGGTTTGTCACCGTGGGACGTGAACGTCGAAACAGATGCATGGTGTGACTGTTTGACGATGGATTGCTGTGGAGCGTACGCCTTGACGCGATACGGCAACTCGGGCCAGTCCGGCTTCGAAATCTCATTGTCGCGCAGCGACTCAAAGCACCTGAACGGTATCTGCCAATCCGTTTGAAATACATGATGCGGATTCATGGAGAGCCGCGCCATTACTGCGCAACGGCGCGACAGAGCATAGGCTGCGAGGGTACGTGGCAATCGCACTTGACCGTCTTCCCACGTCGATACGCGGCACCCTTTATGGTCCGTTCCGAGGAGATAGAACCAATCTGCATCGTCCGGAACTTCGATTGCGCGGACGTCTCCGATCGGCTCCGTATCGTCCTCGATAATGATCCCCCATTCGTCTCCGGATGTCAGAAAATCAGAAATGGCCCGGAGGTGGGAACGGTTGCAGCCGTAGGCCGTTGGAAACATCTGGAAGTACCGAAAGTGCTCCGTAAGCACATTCGAGGGAATATTGCCCCATTTCGGACGCCCTTGGTCGTCGTAGGTGCCGTCTGACCATCGCATTCCGTCTATAGCCGGGATGCGAATAAGCTCGTTGTCGAATGCTCGGCTGACATCATTCCACCTGTCCGTAGAGCGATCGAGGTTGATGCAGCGTATTTTCAGGTTTTTTAGTATCATTGTCTAACTCGTTGCTGTCATTGATGTCTGGGATATGACGCCCTCGACTACAGCGACATGCGTTATGGTTTCTCCTGATGTATTGGATGTCGTAATCCGTAGATTAAACTCACCGCCTCCTGGGGTACCTATGCCCTGGCATGACGCGAGAGCCGCCCATGCAGGGCCGCCCTTTGAAGATAATAATACGGGCGACTCAGCCCCAGCGTCCGATCCGTGGTAGCCATTGCAATTCCATATTACGAAATGAGACTCTCGATCCTGCCAATTATTGTAAACACTAGGCGTTGCAGCATATACGGAAGATAACACCGTTATGCGGATGAACATTCTGAATCCGTCTGGAAGCGTAAACGTATGATCGGATCCGCTGTAAGTCGGTCGCAGCACCGCGGTTTCGTCTCCGATTGTCTCGGTAACCAAGACCCAATTGCATACTCTCTGGCAATTGCCACTCACAGAATGATGGCGATCTCGCGCTGTGAACCTGGCCCCCTCCCAAAATGCAACCGCATATTGTCCGCGGACATCGGCGTAATCGTAGCCGCAGTCCAGTTCGTTACCGCGTGCTGACACGTAATCTCCATCAACATTTATGGTGTTTCCGGCAATTAGCGGAAAATTACCATCGGCAACAACGCCGCCGCCGGCAATCAGGCCGAGAATCACACCGGTGTTGACGTGACCGACCAAGGATCCCCATCCGATAGCGGAGGTACTCAGACACATTAATCCGTTGGAATTTGAGATGTCTGCGTTGCCGGCTACAATCAGATCTGAGCAACCGCCTCCAGTGATACTGAGTTCTTGCGAATCGTCGTTTGAAATGGCAATCGTTTCGCCGGCCGAGTTGTCAAGCGTGACGAATTGCCCCATCGTTAAATGCTTCCATGAGAGCGTCCCGCGCTTGCTGTCGGCACTTGTTGCACCGGTTGCCGCAATGGTCAGAGTCGGGTCATTTCGAGATGGGGGTGCCAGGTTTGTCGAGTCGTCGGCAATGTCACAGACCAGCAGATTTCGGGCCGAGCTGTCCACCGCAATCTTCAGGGAGTCACGGGTCTGTGCAGTGTCGAACGACAGTTTCACCTGACCGCTGTTGCCGAGCTCAAGGTATTCCCAGGATCGGATATTTTGCACAATCGCCGGCTGACTCTTTGCAAGACACCGGTAATAGCTGCCACCGTGATCGCGATATGCCAATACCCTAAAACCCAAATCTGGATCGCTGTTCGAAGTGAAGCAGAGTTGACCATCCTCGATGTTTTCCGGGAGGTCATTTATGTGCAGAATATGTCTCTCTTCAACTGCCATTTCTCACCTGTCCTGTAGCGGGTCGTCTTCGGGATCACTGCTGTCCTGATAGGTCGGGTCAGTGATCGCAATGACGTCTTGGATATAGTCGTAAACCGGATCACCAATAGGAGATACCCGTAGTATTACCCGTGTCTGCATCGGTTTTATTTTGAAAATCAGTCGGATGAGCTTTCGTAGCATATTGGACGGGATCTCCGCATAATCCGGCCAGGTTTCACCGCAGACGTACCAGTATACCGGGTATTCATCTGGGTCGTCCGGGCACGGATACTGTTTAATCTGTAATCGGTATCCGGTGGACTCACCGAACTGGGCGCCGTCTCCGAACTGAGTACCGTCACCGAATTGATGCCGCCAATCGGGTTGAATCATCGTGAGGTCGTTGACTAGTACGATTGAGTTGTCGACGTACGGCATGGGATTCCGGAGTGTGGGCGGTGACGTCGAGTGATCCCAGCACTCATGGACGTAGACGGTGGGCACAAGGGCTTGCAGAATGTCCTGTAGATACCTCGGGTGTTGCCCTCCGAACTGGCTCCATGCGGCCTCGAGCTCGTCTGCTGTGAAGTCCTCGACGCTCCCGAACTGCTGAGACCAGTCATGGAGGTAACTGGTGTGCTGCGGCATCATTTCGAGGAGCACGCTCGCCAGATAGTCCATTGTTAGCTTTTGAGATGCCATAAGGCCATGAACAAACCGACGAAGCTTGCTAGACGGCACAAGGCTCCATGCCGGAGAGTTCGGCAGCAGACGGTCAAAGACTCTCACCCACGCATCTAAATCCATACTATCTCCCCGAGCCGTGCCTTTTCTCCCTCTTGGAGATATAGGACGTTCACGGCGCTGAAGCCTTCGCGGACCGTGATGCCTGTGTATGCTGCCCCGTGGGACAGCGCGACGTTTTGAGCGATGCCGCCGATACCCTGTACCGAGACTATGTCTCTGCGTGGAAGTAGGGTTGTGTAGCCTGCTTGTCCGCCTGGCACGAGGCTCAGAAAGTACTGTGATAAGGCTTCTTCGATATCGGATCTGACGGCCGACAGGTCAGGAGCTGCAAGACCGGTGATTTCGACGTCGAAGATGCGTCTAGTGATGGCAAGAACGTAGACATCCGCGTTGATGTTGCGGCGGCTTGAAAAACCATCGTCGTCGTGTTCGATGTGGTCTTTAACCTCATCTCGAAGGAGGTCTCCAGGTATACCATAAGCATCTGCAGAACTTTCGATGTATACAAAAACCTGTCCCGCGCGGGATGTGAATTCTTCAATGCCATGATCTACCCATCCTGAATACGGATAGGCATTCCGTACGCCCTCGACCTCCTCTGCCCAAAGCTTGTAGTCCGCCATCGCGCCGCCCTGCGGCCATGCGATGAAGCGCTCCATAACTCGCTCGCGATATGCATCTTCTGTTTCTGGATCTGTGCCTGTTTGCGTAGCGCTGTAAACCGAAACGTCTTTCTCGACAGTATCTGGCGCATTCATAAAGCTGAGACTGGCGCCATTGTCAACGTTTCCGATGATTCCAACCCTCGTCGCTCTGATTCCAACTGTCACAACATCGGAGTCCAGCGCCACGTCACCAAGGGTCTGGTAGACCAATTGAGTATCAGGATTGACGATCTGAGTGCCGCTGTACAGCGTTCCACCTTGTGTGATTACATCAATCTCAATCATCCGCTCCGCACGCTGCCCTGTCTTGTAATAGATTCCGAGCAACTCCCCCCACATCTTCAGAGGGTTTACAGTTATGGAGCCGACCTTTACGTCCTTGAACGATGCCGTCTTTGGAAACAGCTGCAGCAGCATCCACGCGCCGTACTGCTGTAGTGTTACGAATGACATCCCGATGGCCTTTGCCAACTTTCGGCTGTATCCTCGGAGCAGCGGAAACTGTGCTGTGAAATTGAGCTCTAACTGCGCAATTACTGCGTCCGCGATTTGCTGTGCCGTCATCTGTGGGATCATTGTCCGAGTCCTTTATAACTGAGGTCATAAACAGTACCGTCAGCACCGATGATGACTGCGTCGATGTCCACCCTGGTGGGAGAAGTGATACGGGCCAAGATCTTAGCGTCCTTCACGGCCGACTTAGGCATCTGGTTGACGATGTCGTCACGCGCCGCTTCTTCGATGTCGTCGACACTGGCACTGGTAAGGGGTTTACCATTCAGGATGAACTGCAGACGCCCTCGCGATTTGTGTTCTTCTCTCTCGCCTTCGTTCCCGCACCACTGATTCTTCTCGGTGGCTTGGGAGCCGTCGTCATTCCAGTTCCCTCCCATCCAGCAATCGAGGATTGCAGACTCCAGCCCGGCGGTCATCACGACTTCAGCGAACGGCGTCACATCATCGGCGATGTAGCGATTTACGATCATGTCTCCGCCGTCCGGATTCATGATGTGCAACACGTCGCCTTTCTGCGGGATGTTTTGTCCGTAATCGCCCATCAGTCAGCCCTCAAGTTGTTGGATGCTACGGATTGCGGCCCAGGCGGCTGGAACGCAGCTAGAAAACCTGCTTTCAGCGCTGATTCGTACACTGGCGTCCACCCGTTAAAAACGCCCCACAACGCATTCCATAGCGCATCTACGTTGTTCGCCAACGCCACCGGACTCTGGCCATTGCCGACACGGACGTCTGTGCTGGGTGATATGGTGACTCGTCCATCGCTGCCGAGCAGAATGCTTGCCACGACTTCCCCGGCAGCGTTTCGTGAAAATATGAGCCCCTGTCCACCGCTGGTTGACGCATCCTCCGAAAGAACGGCCTTGATTACGATGTCCTGGCCGGCCTTCTCAAAAACAACACGGTCCCCCGGGAGGGGGTGATACTCTGAACCGGCATCGGCAAAGAGCACCGCGGTAACCACTCGGCCGTTGCCTGTCTCTACATCGCAAACGATCTGCCCGTCTACGATGCGAGTCTCTTTGATATGTCCTATCGTTGCCACGGCATCACCTTCGGAATCTCACCGCTGTACACCCCGGGCATCACCAGATTGAGATTGGCGGTCATCGACTCCGCATCTTTACGGAACGTCACCATTGCGACCAAAAACTCAAATGGGTTGTATACGCGGTCTTCTTCGCTCTTGATTTTGACGTGCTGCCCGGGCCGATACAGTTGCCCCATATCGTTTTGCCAGACGGAGAGATCGGCGGATGCCGTTACGATCTCCGCAAACAGCCGCCCGGCAACAGATTGGGCTGCGACCTCGAGCTCTCCCTCGTCGATGTCTTTGGCCTCGAAATGGCGAGGTCGAATGATGCCCGGGATAATGATCGGGCTAGGTACATCGTGAGATTTCCCCTTCGCACCCTTGCGACTTTTCGACGGCATCGCAACCGTCACGCTACTGTAGTAGGCATCGTCATTGATGGGAACTTCCATGTCTGCGCACGGATGCAGACCCTTTTCAATGTAGGACACCAGTGCGCCGCCTGTTCCGTCATGGATGATGAGTTCCCCCCATTCATTTGACGCCAGCAGGAGCCCCCTCTGAGCCGCCAAATTTTGGAGGAATCCAAGTACAGGCTCACTCTGTTCGATGTCAACACGCTTGAATCTGGCGCGGTCTGGCGCTTCATAGTAGGTCTTTATGCCGTGCAGCGCTGCGAGCTCTTGTGATATGGACTGCAGCGTTGCGTTTCGCCATTCGTTCGGAAACGACTCATTTGGTGGTGGGCATGTCTCCAAAATAGCGGGGTCTGCCCAAATGGTGACGGATGCTTCTTTTGATTTAAGCGGCGGCGTAGATGCCCGCCCGGTGAACAGCCGCTCTCCGAATGAGTCCACTGTTACTATAGGGAAAGAAATCGGCTCGAACAGATTTCTTGTCTCTGGTGTGTTCGGCACGGTAAAACCGCCTTTTGCGCATGCGTCGATGGCGGTCACCAGCTCGAAATCTGTCACGGTGCCCAGCCGTTGACCATTGACTTCGATCGTCAACGGATCATCGCCGAAATGAGTCGTCTTGTATTTGTCCCATGCGGGCACGTGAATAGCGGCCCCCACTGGAAGGGGCACGGAAAAGGCAGGGTTCGCCTTGCGGATATAATCAGCGTCCGTGTCGTTTCCTGTCGTTCGACGTGCTACGTCGGTCCAACTGCGCTCGAATCCCGTGGCTTTATACGTACCAGACAATCTCTCTTCCTTTTGGTATCTCTATCAGCTCGTCTCCGCCGAGATTGTTGTTTTCGATAAAGTTATCAAGCTGCGCCTGTAGCGCCGTCCCGTAGAGCCTGAAGCAAAGCGGGATCAACGCCTCGGAACAGGTGGTCACCATGCGCATTTCGGTTTTGGCCGCGAATGACTGCGAAATGATTTGCGAGATCGCCGACGACACAAGCTGTATAAGCTCGTAATCACCTACACCGGTGTCCATGTTGGCCGCGTCGATTGTGTCGATGGCCAAGATCTCAAATCCTGCGCCGACCCATGCTTGATACAATGTCAGCAACTCGTCGAGTCGTTCTGCATTGAGGATATAGTCGGACCGTTTCAGCCACTTTCCATCAGCGGCGACCATGGCGAAATTCGAAATGATAGAGCGCGACATCATACGGTTGAAGCCGAATTGGTTTTCAGCCTCCTTTGAGTACTTGACAGGCTCCTCGATGGTCCGCGCAAAGATGTTGTTTGCGAGGTTTTGATATGCGTCAAGCTTCGCGTGTACCGCAGAGTTCTGGCGCCGCGGCTCACCGATGAGCAGTTGACACTGGAACGCCAGTGACAGCGGCTCACCCAGCAGCACATCTAATCCGCGGCCTATGGAGTCGCCGGTGTCCTCGATTGCTTGATTGACCTCCGCAACTGCTCCAGACGCCTTTTTCAGTGTCGACGAGATGCGCTTTAGCAGAGCTGCCACGCGGTTTTTGAACGATGCTTTATCCATGGCATTGGATAGATTAACCTTCTCCGAGAAGTCCACCGCAGACGCTTGTATGAGGCTTTCGAACGACTGCGGCAATCCGCCACTCTCGCCGATTTGCAAACCAGTTGTCTCATAAAACTCGACGCCGAAGATGACTTGTCCAGCAGCTTCCACGAGACGGTCACTGCGCCGGACCTCCCCAACGGGCACCACATGAACCTCGTTGCTGATGGGATGAGATAGGACTCCAACACCGTCCTCGAGCACGGCCGACAAAAACGCATCGGCTTTCCGGTCGTAGTCGTCTCCGGAGATGTAGCATGCCATCGGTAAACGGCCGCTGGTGTGACCATTCGGCTGTACGTAGGTTCCGTTACCAACGGCGGATTCGAAGACAGCCGCCTTTTTGAGATAGGAACTATCGATATCCATGTAGTCAAAGAAAACAATTTGGCCACTTGGACTCTTATACTTTCCGCGCTGGAGGTTGCGGAGACTCATAACGGCGCGGCACCCGTTCTCAACAGTCGTAGATTGCGGCTCTTGCCATTGGTAACCTTGGCCCGGCCGGTTTCGTCTTTGATGGTGACTTCGACCTGTTCATTGCTTGTGGATACCGTTTCTGTTTTTGCCAGTGAAACCGATGGTCTTACGACGCTCGGCACAACTGAAGCAGCGACGGAGCTTGCACCACGTGATGCACTGACAGATTTCGGTACGCTGGACCGCTCATGTGTCTTGTCTCTCCAATCAAAGGCAATCTTGATCCCTTTCAGTATCGGATCAAGTAGCTCCTTTATGGCACCGAGAACGTCCATGGCGACACTTTTAAATCTATCCCATATTCTCACGAGCTTGTTTCCCGCACCTTCCCAGTTGCCGGTAAACAAGTCGATGAACACGCCGACGTAGTCTTTCAGGTTGTCGAAAGCGAACTTGGCAACGGACTTTATTTTTGACCACATGGACTCCCATATAGAAATTACTGCAGACTTGATGAATTTCCATGCTGCGACGATGTACTCTTTCGGATTAGTAAAGAAATCCTTTACCTTGGCTGCCATCGCCTGGAATTTCTTGATGATATTCACCGTGATTTTTATCAGTTCCTTGCGGAATACAATGATGGCTGCGACAGCTGCCGTTGTTGCGATTACGACCAGCGCTATTGGATTCATCGCCGCGATTGCGTTGAATACAGTCATTGCCGTACTGGCAACTTTCACCGCGGTCGCGATACCGTAGAATACACCGATGCCGATGGCGATCTTTTTTCCGTAGTCGATGATTTTGTCGAAATTATCAACAAGCCACGAAAGGCCGCTCTTCAGCTTTGAACTAATGATGTCACGATTGGCCACCGCCCACTTTCTGGCATTATCCATCCCCTCTGTCATCAGCGGCATGAGCGGAGAGAGAACGTCGACCATAAAACCAGACACGGTGTGTTTCACACGATTCATCATGTCGTTATAGGCTTCTGCCTTGGCTGCCTGCTCAGCGGTCACAATCCCGTTTTCGCGCATTTGATAGCGCAGCTTTTCGATCTCCTTTGCGCTGTTGTTGGCAACATTAATCATGTCAACGCCTGATCGTCCAAAGGCTGCTGTTGCAAGCGCAGCCTTATCCATAGCGTTAGGTGTTTCGTGGATAGCTTTCAAATACAAATCGAATGCGTCCGCAACATTGTCGGTCGTCTTCAATTGGCGCAATAGAGGACGATTTGTCTTCTTCAGCGCCGTGAACATGGCGCCGTATCCACCTTTTAATTCTCCAACGGTCTTCGTGAACTTCGTGAGTGACTTATCAAATATGCCCTGTGAAACTCCACTCTGTTCAGCTACGAAACGCCACTCTTGAAATTCTTCAATTGGAAAATTGATGGCTCTTGTCTTCTTAGCCAGCGCATCCATTGACTCAGCGGTTCTGTTTATCGCGAAAAACAGACCAGTAGCCGCTACCGTCGCCGTGGCGAAACCGTATTTCAATCCGCGGGTGACTGCACCGGTAACCTTGGACACTGCCCTGTTCACTTTGCGCATGCCCATGGCCACCTTCGAAGTGAAGCGCATGATCTTTGATTGGATCTTGCCGACTACACGGGTTGACTTGTCAACCGTTTTAAATGTCGTCTTCGCTTCAAAATCTGCGCTCCTGGGCATAGGTCACTTCCTCGGTTTCGTGTCTTCTTTCAGTTGTCCTCTGATCGCATCGTAAAATGCCTCAATTTTGATATCAGATAGAGATCTGTGGTCCGGCAAGCTGTTGTATGACATGCAGATCTGAAAATACATCGCACGTATGACGTTGTATCGTGTGTGCATTGCGTTTCCGTGTTTATCTGGCCATAATTTCGCATTGCTACCATCTCTCACCAGCAGTGGACCGCTGATCTCTGTAATTAAAAAAGCTCGGCAACCGCCTGAATTTGGTCGAGCTCGCGCTCTTTCAGTTTTCGCAAATGCCCAACGGGCCTGCCGACGACACTTGCAATCCATGCCAGTGTTCCGGTGGCAGGCTTATCCGGATACCTGTCAAGCACGCACCTGTCTTCCCCGGTTGGCTCCCTTGAGAATTTCACCTCTTGTATAAACTCATATCCTTCCAGTTTGACGGTGGGCCATCCTTCATCGTCCACAATAATGGAGCCTGTTCGGACACCATGGATGAACGTTGCGCGACTTTTGAGAAACCTCTTCTCGTCAGTGTCTGATCCGAAGTCCCCTGTTCGAATCTGTGCGGCTTCAGCAAACCGCACGAATTCGTGTTCCGCCATTTCTTTATCAACTTTTTCGATCATTGACTTGCCTTTCAAAAAATGCCCCGGCCTTTATGACGCCAAGGCAAGTAAGCGCCGGCCGGGACAGAAGTAGCCTTTATCAGTCCAAGCGCATTGTTTCTGCTGAGACGTCGAACGTCGCCTTTGCGTTCACCTCATCGAACTCGATTTCTCCTTCGATGTTTCCGATACCTGACGCAATAGATCCATTGGTCCATTCGTGCCAAAAGTCCTGATCATCGCCAGCTTGGATATCGACGAGAAACTGTTTGTCTTTTCGATTGTTGTCGATCTGAATCTCAACGCCAGTTACCCCTTGTATGGCGGGCTTTTTTGATACGCGGGTAGTCTTGTTGCCGTTCTTGAGTCTCTCATTTGTTACGCTTGAAAGCTGGAGACGCGTATCGCCATCTCCAGTGCAAGCAAAAGTGCGGCCACCAATGCTAAATTCTTTTCCGGGACCTCCAATTGCACCCATGACTAACCTCCAAAGCTCGGCCCGGTAGCGTAATCAATGGAGATCACCTTTGCGTTTCCAGATACCGGGGCGACGCATCTAATGTTCACACGATTCGGGTTGGCTCCATCGATGGCCACCGTACTGTTTTCCTTGGCATACTCTCTTTCTGTGGTAATGGCTGCATCCGCTGTACGGTCGATAACCCCGTATAGAAAACCCTTGATAGTTTTGGGCTTGAGAGCATTCGGATTGTTTGAAGTCTCGTTGTCTCCAATAATCGGCCGCCCAGGAATATTGTTCTCCTCCACCATGATATCCAGTTCATGTACCACGACCGCGTGCTTTGCCTGAGTTACCACGTACTGATAAATCGGATTCGTCTCCCCGGTAGGGTGGTAGCACGTAACCACGTCTTCTAGTGTCAAAACACCGTCGCGGAGCTTGGTTGTAGAGCATCCCGCCTTAATGGCGGCATCCCGCATCGAACTGTCCCACTGCTGCGCGTCTGTCCCTGGGGTGATACCGGTCAGCGGTAACCGGTTGTACGCCATCGCCGGATCCGCGTTGTCCTGAACCGCAATCTCTCTCACCGCTTCGGCGGCGATGACAAACGGCAGGTTGTGAGATCCCGGCGCCGGGATGATTGAGTTTACAAGGTCAGTGGCCCGGGCTTCCGTGACGGTGGTAACCGTTGTTAGGTCGGCTTCGTTCGTGCCCGTAAACACGTCTAGAGGTTTGTGCACCTCGGGAGCGCGCCGCCCTCCTTTGCCATTCGTTCCCTGTCCGAACACCATGTACTCATCCAGCTCGGTGTCATCGGTATATTCCAGCGGATTGATAATGTGGGTAATCCACTGCTCGCCGATCTGTGCCAGTGCTGCCGAGATGTCCGGGACACCGGTTCCCCCGGTGGGTTGTACAATTGCCCAAGAAATCTCACTGTCGTCCTGATACTCGACTACCTCAAGATGGACGTTGTCACCACTGGTGCCTTCCCACTTCACCTCGGCGCTTGCAACACTGGTTCCCGTCACATTGATTGGCATTCCCACCACCGAAGCAACTGCAGTGGCCATTTTAGCAACGATTGTTGTCGGTGTGTCCCCCACAACAACCGTGAAACGGTCGGAAAGGACTTCCCCAGCCTTCAAGGCGTACTCCTGATTGTGGGTCGGCGTACCGCTCGGGGTTACCGTGCCGATTGCTGCATCGCCAGATGTCGGCTGAGGGAGGGGGAATAGCCACACCTCGACATCTCCAACGCCATCACCGGTCGGGCCAAAGAGCGCATCAGCCATCAGGTGCGCCGGAGTGCCGTATCCCATGGTCAGTCTATCGATGACCTCAGCAGCTGAGTAGATCCGTTGCTTGGTCGATCCATACACGGCATCAGTGCCACCTTGGGCAAGTAATCCGATTTTCGGCGGTCGCGTTCGCGCTCTATTTGGCGGACGCTTGTCCCGGACAATTTGGATAGCCGTCCCGGATGCCTGTCTGGATGGCGGGTATGCTGTACTCATTGCAAAACCTCATGTCGGAGCTCTGCGACCACTTGGCCGTCAGGCTCGTATCGGTATGTTGTTGATATAAGGTCGGTGTAATGCGGAGACTGGAATGTGAAGGTCTCGTTGTGCTCTACATCGAGCACCAATCGCATCACAGTCACATGCTGCATTGCTGCATCGTTGGTGGGCTTGGATTTCTCTCTGTTGGCCAGCCAGCGCCCCCAGACAAAATTTTCATCGTACAAGCCGAGCTTATCGTATTTTGGATGCATCAAAATCCGTCTGACTATTCGTGCGAGCTCGAAAGCTCTGATTGCCGATGCTTTATCCCCAAGTACGTGGCCGGTATCGGTTGCGGCGGACACTCCGACGGCATAGCAATCTACATGGTAACGACTGAGAGTTGTTTGCCTCGTCGTACTGTTGGATTTAGACTTGTCAAAGTAGTCTTTGTCGTACTCAACATGCACAGTCGGAATACGATAGGTTCCGCCGCGATATCGATCCCAGTGGTTTTGCCGCTCCTTGTATACACCGAAGCGCCACGGAGTCGGATCGAGGCCGCGTTCTACGGCCTGTTCTTGCTGGGATGTGGACTCGAATGCCAGTATCTCGACAATCTTGTCGAGCACCACCTCAAAACCATCCTGTTCCGTAATGAGCGGGATGACCTGGACGCGTTCCGGCATCGCAGAGTATCCAAGGCCGTTGGTTACAATTGTATTGCCGCCCGGTCCCCACCCGCTTGTAATCAGGTTACCCAACCGGCTCTCTCCTTACCGGGTTTACCCGCGTTTGGGTCCCCGATGCGTCGAACATGTTAGCCGTAGCCAGGGGCGTGGTACCATCTTCGTCATAAATAATTTGCTGTCCCGCCTCGGTAAGCTCCATGCCGCCGGCCGCCTCCTGGATCAATAACCGTATGTCCGCAGCCGATGGCAGATAGTGGACGTCAAGCTGATCCATAAAATGGGCCGTTGCTGTGCTATCCGTTAACGTGTATTCTGCAAAGTACTGACCGGCCGGCAGCGTAGCGGGCTCCCATTCGTAGGACCACAGTGTTCCGGCGACGTTGACGAGGGGAGTACTTCCCAATACCTCTGACACCGCCCCCCCAACGATCTGAAAGACACGCACTGTGCCGGAATCAACATCCGACTTCGGCTCACCAGTTTGGGTTAGAGCGAGAATCGGCAGAACGACCATCGATTGATTTATGTCTGCTCTCAAGTCACCACCTCAGTCACTGTCACATCCAGCCAATTCTTGCCGCCCTCGCCAATGACACCTATTGCGGTGCCGGATTGCGATCGCGTAAATGTGCCGTACTCCTGGCCGTCCATGATGATACGCCAAGCCGTGCCGACAGCCTCCAGCCCGATGGTGTGGTCCTGATCTACGGACCATGAGGCAGGGAAACCGCCAGTGATGGTAATCGTCGAAGTTGGCGCACCGCCGGCTTCTGCGGTATTGCAGATGATTGGGCTCTGCAAATCTGTCATAAAAAACAGGCCGCAACCGTCAAATGTTGTTGTGTCGATATGGGTTGCGATTCCCCACCAATTGTCCGTTGTGACCCTGGCATGTGGAATGGTCCACTCTACATAGTGATTAGCCGGTAGGGCACCTCCGCAGGCGTTATATAGGATTCCGTATCCTCCAGCGTCGCTTACAAGGGCATTCGAAGTGATTTGCCCATCGGCGTTGTGCCCGGCCCAACCGTTGTCAAGCTCCGTGGTATCCGCCCTGTCGAACAAATCTTGCCATGCGATTCCGGAGCCAACAGTCACAGTCCATCCTCGGCTTTCCAGTGACGCCACACTGGCAAGTCCCGCAGCTGATGGTATCGCATTACCAGATAGGTCTATCGTGCCGTTGCTAGTGCCGTAGGCGTCCATGGTTGCGAGCACGCCGTCAACCGCGGCTTCATCAAGCAGATTGTTGGACGCGTCCAAATTCAAGATCTCAGAACTGTTCGAGACATCCAGTGCCGCGAGCTGGTTTCCAGACACGTTCAAGACTCCGGATGCACCGTCAAGGTATCCGCACGATACATCAACGGAGGTGATTTGATTGCCGTGCATGTCTAGACTGGCGAGTCTCCCACCATCAAATGTCAAGGCACCGCTGAGATTCGAATCCCACATAAGTAATTCTTCCAGCGCCACAAACCTTGAAACGTCAGGCAAACTGACATTGGTGTTACCCCACATGCACAGGTGCCGAATGTTGGCTCCAATTGTCCCCCATGTGATGCCATCAATACCATTGGTTCCAGCCCTAATATCCTCTAGAGCGACACAATCGGATAGATCTAACGATTGCACTGCACACGCCTCGATACAGAGACGTATAAGGCTTGCCGCGCCGGAAAGTCCGACGCTTTGCAGGCTTGTGCAGGATAGGCACTCGACGGTCTCCAGCGCCGCGCAGTTCGCAAAGTCCAATGACGTCACCGGGTTGTTGGACGCCGCAAAGAACTGCAGTCCGGATGCGTTTCCGAGCCCCTCCACCAAGGTAACGTTCTGTTGGGCGAGCTCGTATTCTGCTCCAAGCTCCCCGCCGTCTCCGCCGTCGTATCCGACGACGAGACCAAGCAAGGCGGACCACGGTGTGACGCGGAGCTCCGTCTGTCGAGTGCCGGCCGTTCCGAAATCCTTGACTGGGTTGTCCGTGTTATCGATCGTGTCGTCGGAAAATCGCCACTCAATTGTTGCGCCTACATCCACGTCCAAAATCGCCTCGAACGTCTGGCCGGTGTGCGTGATAGTAATGACCGCGCTCTCAAAACTCTGATGGACCGGACCGAAATATATCGTATTTTCGGTATCGGCGTATCCTATGGCGCTCCCAGTTGGTCCAGAGGTGGCGAACACACCCGGAGTACTGCCGAGATAGATTGGCTGTCCAGGAATGAGGCTCCACGCGCTGTTGCGGAAGAAAACGCCGGTCCAACAGAGCACGCGCCGCGCCCCTGTCCCTTCCTCGAGGGCAAGGAAGAGTCCCGGTCGCCCGGGCGCAGCGTTTGAGACGGCCCCGACTAGATCCCCCGAGGCGTCTTGATAGAGCACGGCACCTAAACCGACGTCGTTAGAAGCGACGTTCTTGACGACTTCGGTGCGTGCCTCTATTGGTCCGAAACGGCCTTCCATATCCTACTCACTAGCCACGTCGTAGAGCTCAAGAGTCAACGGCATGAGCCCCATACTGTTGCTGGGTTTCGTTTCCGCGACTTTGAAAGTCGCCTCCCTCCCGTTGCCGTCCACAACAGTGACAAGCCACGGCGTAGCGTCCTCGTTCTCTTCTCCACGTATGTCTCCGAAGCCCGCTGCTATGAGCTCCGAGATGATTACAGAAACATGCACTTGCCGACTGGAAATGAACAACCCGGTGGTCGGGTCAATCGCTTCGGCGATGTCACCGTGGAAACCGTTGAACGTTTCAATTTCGCCGGATGGGCTTGTAATCGTGCACGGAACCCCACCGCTTTCCGGGTCGTTCATGATCTCAGAGAGATCGTCAAGTTGTGTGTCTCGCAGGGGCATCTATTTTGCGGCCTTATGCTCTTTTTTTGCGGAGCTTTTTGTACTCATTCTCGGTGATGATAAAACCTTTATTTTTGTGTTCCTCGAAAGCCTCGGTTGATGCTTCAAGTTCTTTTTCGTCTTTTTTTCGAGAACAGAAAAATTCCGGAATTACAAGATCTCCAGGTTCCAGGACACCCTTTCGTGGCGTGGCAAATGTGACGCCATCGGCGACCACGAAAACATCTTTATTGTTTTCGCTTTGGCCTTTGGTGTCCTTGCCGGTGGCTTTCTTAGTGTCGCCCTGATCGGCCGTGTTAAGCAGTACATCTTTATTGTTTTCGTTTTGGCCTTTACTCATTTTACAGCCCCGTATCGTGACACCCGAATGTGTCCATAGCGATGGGGAGAAGGATCGGACGCGAAGACAATTCGATTGTTACCGCAGATCCGTTTTTCTCGGCCCAGTTGTTGAAGAAAATGTCCATCCCCTGTTTTCGCATTTTGGCGCGCCGGCGCAACTCGGGGATCGGCGTGTTTTGCCCATTCGGTAGGAAGAAGATCCGGCCGAAAGCAGTCTCAAGACGGCCATCTGCCAAGGTGATGATTTTCTCTTCAGGCACGGCCCTAACTTTGGAGCCGGTCTGAGGATCTTTGTAGATCTCGCCAGATGTCCAGATGTCGATTTTGAAGTTTTCCAGATCCAGTGTGCCGCGATAGTGTCCGCCGCGGGTTCCTCCGCTCTTGAGGGGGTGCAGCTGTCCAAAATCGGCGCGCTTCTGATCGAATCGCTTTAGGATATCGTCGTCGCTGGTGAGATTATCAAATGCTGCATCTCCGAATATCATACGGACGGGATCTTCCAATCCGTCGTTACGCACCGCATTGGCGACCGTGGCAAGCTGCCCAAGCTTCTGTGCCCCGGTTGCGGTATCCCATGCGACGGATGCGGTTGTGAAATGTGTCGCCTTGGGTTCGAAGTCGATAGTGTAGACAACTTCCCCGTCCTCGTCGGTGAGGGCGAGCTGTCCGGTCGTCAAAATCTGCGATGCCTGAATGGTCATCGCGCGCCGAATCTTTTTCTCAAGGCGCGTTGCAGCCATTGAGGCGCGCTCTCCAGCCTCCCGGAGAAAACCTGGATCCTTGTATTCGTTCTCACCAACTTGACGGTTCCTGCCCAATGACGATGCGGAAATCGATGCACTCTCAGCATAACGAGGTGGAATGATCTTTTTGTTGTCGAAGTCTCCCAGATCGTTGTGATGAGATCCCGGCCCGGCAATCGGCACGGCAACATCTTCATCTTCCCTCATGATGTCCCATTTCACCTCCTCGCTGTTTTTGTAACTCTCTGCTGTGGTACGGAACATGCCAGCGAGAAAAGTTGGGACCGGAGCGTTTTGGAAATACGGTCTCAGCATTCTTGTCGTAATGGTCATGCGAATGCCTCCTAACTTACGCCGTTGTCGGCGACGTAGAGATCTTTGGTGTCAACGAGCGTGATGCCCTTATCTCTACAGAGCAGCTTCACGTTCGCATCGATGTTGCTGGCGTCACCGTCAGCATGGACAACGGCTTTGTGCGTTTGGATGTCCGCGTCGATGTAGATGGTAACCGGAATGTCCCCAGCGCCGGCGGCAACCTTCTCCTCGGTCAGTGCGCCGGCGACAATCCCGTTACCGTTTGTCGTACCGCCGATAACGTAGGGCACGTAATTTTGCGTCGCCGTATCCAGCGCAACGAGCGTATTTGCAAGAAACGTATCCGCTCCGGCTGCCGTCAAGAGACCTATTTCGGTGCGCCCAACACGGATCACTCCATCATTGACAACTTCTTTGCTTGCCGTAAAAGACATCTATACCTCCCCCCACTCGAGGCCATCGCAGCCTTCTTCTATCTCCGCTTTTTCTTTCGCAAACGCGGTTACGACCGGCGCATCTCCGTTGGTGTTGATGTCCGGCGGGTTGTCGGCGGCGCGTGCGGCTATCAGACTCTTATTCCGTGCAAAAGCCTGATGCTTTGCCTCCACTTTCGGGCCGTACTCGTCGCCGGCGAGAATCGCTTTGTGTGCCGCCTCCACGTCGCCGTTCTCGGCTGCGATCAAGTGTGCCTCGACGCGGTCTCTCTCCTTTTCGGAGCCCTTTTTTGAGCCCGCCGCCTCGCCAAGCGCGAAAACCTGGGCATAGAGCCCGGGGTATTCTGCCTTGAGTTGTTCCAGATCCATGGATTTCGCTCCTATTGCTGCCGCCTTGGATTTGGCGGGCTGGTTTTGCGGCATGATCCCGTCGATCATGCCTTTGGATAAGGCCGTTCGGGCGGTCATTACCGCGCCCTGGCCGTAGTTTTTCTTGATGTTTTCGACGGTTGTTTTTCGGCCGACTGCCATCTTTTCGGCATAGATCGCCCAGAAGTCGTCAAGCTCGTCCACAACAACCTTTTTCCCCTCGTCAGTGCTTACGTCAGGGCGTTTCTTTTTGCTATCGCTGTTTGTGAGGTCAACAATACTGTCTGATATATATGCCCAAGTGGCAATGCCGATGCTGCCGACGTTGGACGCCGGACTCTCGACAATTATTTCTCCGGTCTGCGACGCGAGCATATAAGCTGCAGACGCCAGCGTATTCCCGGCAATCGTTCGAGTAGGAATATCGACGGATGCGATGGCCAGCATTGCGTCATACAGTCCATCGATGTGTCCACCGGGACTATCTATCTCAAAATCAATGCTTTTAGCTCCCTTGTACTGAGCTTCCGCTACATCTGCAATGATGTCCGAATACACCGTGTGGTTTTCGCCCCAATAATCCATCCATGAGTTTCTTTTGGGGTACAGTGGGCCTTTGATTTGGATAGTCGCTACACCATTTTTGAGCTTGACCGGTTCTCGCTCTTTTGCTTTTGCTTCGGGCTCAGGCATGCCGAGAACAGCCGCGAACATTGCAGCCATCCGATCAACCTCATACTGTAGCATAAACAGCTTCATGCGGCCGCTTTCTCCTCTCTGGATTCGCCGCCGATATGGATGCCGGCGAGCGCTGCCACGTCCTTCACTTTGTCCGCTCCAAATTGTTGTTGGAGTTCGAGGAGCGGCCGCATGGCTTTCGCCAGCATCGCGTTTTCTTCCTCTAGAATCTCCACGTTGTCGGCGAACTTGGTACCGTTGACGGCGCGGGATATGCGGTCATTAGTGTTCCAGCCGTTCTTCACCTGGATCTCAAAGCCTTGACCTTGTTTTTTCATGTCGGTGGTTGGCTTAACAGAGCCAATCCATTCTACCTTTATCCATGCGCGTTTGACGTCGTACTGTTGCGGATTGTAATAGGCATCGATAAACCCGGGCGCTTCGATTTTGCCGATCAGCACTTCGGATACCTGCCACCCCTCAGCCATGTTCTGACAGTGCTCTACGGAGAACCGTGCACGCTCCATCATTAGAAACATGATCCACTCATTAAGCGCGGCCTGTGAGGCATTGAACGCCTTGTGGAACGATAGCGTAAGTATCTCCGGCGGAATCTGTAGCGCCCAGGCCATACCGGCCACAATCGCGGCCTCGAACGGGCCGAAGTTGACGTCTGAACCGCTGATGGCGTACGCCGAGAACTCTTCCCCTTGCGAAAGTTCTTCGGCCCAGAACCCAGGGAAAAGCTCATTGACCCGCACCTTGCGCGTTGAATCCTTCGGATCGGTGGCAACTGTATGTTGCCTGCCCGCTCCTTGGCTGATTGGAAGTGATGGCAACGCGCCAGTTGTGTTTTTGACGGAACCAACGATCATTGCGTTGATCTTTGCCTTTAAAAGGCTACTCCCCTTGTATCCGCTGATGTCGTTCAATCCCTGGACGACGATGCCGAGCAGGGGCTCACCGCGCACGCCGTCTTCGCGTTTGTCGCAGCCGTAGACGAGCCATGCGACCTTGCGGCCGCTGTTCGCGCCATGTACCGGAATGTACTCATAGCGATCATCCCAAACGTCTACGGTACCCTTGTAGACGTAGTAGCCGACGTGCCGGCCTCGGTTGTCGATGCGGACACCGTCGATTACATTCGGATCTAACGCGTGCTCCGGCGGCGTCTGAACGCGGTCCCCGTTGACAATTTGGATTTGGGGTAGACCGGTAAATGGATCTTGTCGATTGATGACCAGGCAGTCACCATTGATAAGCGCTTCGAGGTATATCTGAGCCTGCAAATCACCTTCGGATCGGGTGCCCTTGGCGTCCACGATTTCGGGGGAATTACAGTATAGATCATATCGCTGCTCGTACAGTTTCGCGTACGCTTTGGCCTGCTCCTTGGTGATGCCGAGGATTTCATGATTGAGGCGCCACTCCGGTCGGAGACCGGTGTGAATGACGTTGGTGACGTATCGGCGGAGCATTCCGCGGGCGTACATGTTGCTGTAGAACAGCGCTGCGGAGCGTTGGCGTAGCGTCCAGTAGTCCAGGTTTCCGATCTCGTCGACAAATCCGCTTACGCCGCGCCAAAATATCGATCCATCAAAAGTGCCGGTAGGCGGGGATGCGTATTGCGTCGACGCTTCGACCTGCGGCGAGGACTCGGCTGCAGGCTCCGGCTCCGGAGGCGGAGGGGGCGGCGATGCGGATGCCGGCCACGTCCAGGGCTGTTCCTCTTCGTAGATTTCGCGTCCCCAACTCACCGTCACCTCACGTTGCAGGTTCCGCCGCCGAGGAGACGGGAGAGACGTGCCAAAAGCTTTTCAATCAGACCGTCAATCTTCCATGAGTCTTTTTTGGTGACTGATTGGGATACCTGCCCGTCGCTGAAGGTATAGCTCTTTATGGTTCCATTTTCGAGCTGCGTTACAGCGATCCGTAGTGCATTGATGCGGGTGCGCAACGATGTGATTTCGGACTGGATGTCTGTTGCGGGCAGAACCATGTCTCACAACCTGCAAGTAGAGACAGAAGTGTCTCCTGATACAAAGCGAAACATAAATGTTTCGGTGTATCAAGAAAAATTTACCACTGAGGCATTATGGAACATAAATGTCTCATAATTCCGGGTAGATGTGTCTCAAATTATTTTGAAATCTGGTGCTCTTGGGCGGGCAGCCGGGCGGGAGGGGAAGGCAATACGAATTGGCAGCGCCCTGCCCGGAAAACAGATCTGGACGGTGTGGAGCTAATTCGCTTCCTGCCAGAACACGCCTGTTTTGCAGTATTCCCAGAACTGCGGCCAATCGACAGTTTCCATTTTGTAATTTTTGACGCATATGAGCCACGCAAGTATCTCCACCGAGGCGTGCCCGTACACGAGCAGATCCCATAGCTCGTTATCGGCTCCGTGTGGACGGTGCCACTCATAGCCCGCTATCCTCCCGTTTGCGAGCTTCTTTTCGCGCTTCCATTCTTTCGTAAGCTCTTTGATTTCATCGTCTGTCGTGTCGGCCGGCGCGTTGAATGTGTACGGTCGCTGGATACCTTTCTCAGTGCGCCATGGGCGTCCGAGTATCGGGGCGATTCGATCCTTGTAGTGGTTGACTTTGATGACATACAGCAAATCGCCTGTCTTGGCCTTTGACTCTTTGAAGTTAGTAATGCCCTTATCGGAAATATCATTCTTATCCCCCTTGATCGGCCACACGCAGCGCTCTGCAGACCATTGCCGGCAGAAGTCCAGGACCACGCTCTCAGCCCATCCGGAGTCAATCAAATGGACGATAGTGCGATACTCTCTACCGTCGTCTGATTTCCAAACGCCGTTATCGATGACATCGGCGAGCTGTTCCCATCCAGGGGCATCCAGCGATGCAAAACCAATATCAGAATCGTCTGTGATCTGGTAGTAATCTACGAGCCATGGATTGAAGCCAAAACCATCTCCCGCCGTCCATCCCCATATCGAGACATTCAAATGGTGCTTGTGCACATCGACAGTCATCGTCAGAAATAGGACACCAGTGATGCTGTATTCCTCGATTTTGAGATTTGGAATTTGTCCCTTGATGTAGAACGACCGGCGATGCGATGACACAGCGCGGAATTGCAGTTTTTCCCCGTCTTCTTCGAATGTTTTGGCCAGGAAGTTGTTGTAGAATTGCTTCATCGCCTTGAGGCTCTTCGTGCGACCTTTTTTTGTATCGTAAGCCGCCAGCCACATAGAGACACCCTTGGACCAACGGGAGCGTCGCGACATGAGACCGGTGATGTGATAGCTGCGGATTCCAGGCTCTACCGGTATCACGGTAGGTTTCCATTCGCAGTTGTCCTTCGTAATGAGTCGGACCTTGTCATGTTCCGTGTGAGGATTGTCGCAGAATTTGCAGTGATAACGAACACTGTCGATGTCGAGCTGGCCGTTGTTGGTATCCCATTTCAGTCCATAGGTTTTGCCGGTCTCCTTATTCGTTCCAGAAAAGCGGAGCTCTTGCTCTCCACCGCACTTGAGACAGTGGACCATGTATTTCCGCTGGTCGCCTCGTAGGTATCGCTTTTCGATTCGACTCGCCCCTTTTATCGTCGGCGTGCAGCCAATGAATACCTTGCGGATCTCGTCGAATGCCGTTGTGCGATCGATGAATAGCCCTATCGGGTCACCGTCCGGATTGTCAGGGTAGGCGTCGACTTCGTCGAGGAGCAGAAAGAGCGCGGGGGTTTCCCGCATCTGGTGGGCTTTCTGGCCTCCTTTTGGGATCATGTGCCCGCCGCCGACCCATTGGATGTGATTCTTTGTGACACCGCGTTTACGGCTATTTCCGATGTCGTGGCTCTGGAAGATATGCTCAAGGCCAGACTGTTGAAACATAGGAATGAACGCAGAATCGATTATCTCCCGGGCTTGTTCGATTGTGACGTTTGCGTAGATTCCTGGAGATGTCCTAATTTGGACCGCGAAATAGAACACAATAGAACGAAGAACGGTTGAGTAAGCGGACTGCACCGATTTCATTATGTCCACCTCGCGGACGTCTGAACGGACGTCGAAGCACTCAAGGGGCTCTATCCAATACGGGGTGCGGTCAAAATTGATGTAACCGGGATGGCTGGTTTCGGACGACGGCAGGAACCGCATTTCCTGGTTGCACTCTACTGGGGAGCGCTGTACAATCTCGTCGGTTAGGTCGCCGGCCATCTCGGCCGCCCATGGCGACCCAATGGTATCAATGTTGTACATCTTCGAGCAGGGCTTTTTTTATGTCTCGCTTTAGCGGCTTGATGAGAGATGACAGTTCGCCCCGTACGGCAACTTCGACATCCTCCCTTGGTACCCCCTTCTCTCCTCTGAGCTCGGCCTCTATTCCAGACCGAATGAGGGCGTAAGCGGTAGACGTGATGGTCTTGGCGCCGTCGGTCTGTATGCGGACAAGAAATGTTTCCAGTGGATTCCAGACGCCGCGGATCATGACCTCGCGGGCAACGAGTCTGCCCTCTATTTGGGCGTTTTTGAGCTCCAATTGCTGCGCTTGTGCGGCGAGTTTTCGACGCTCAAGCGTGAGCTTGTTCATTGCGCTGGAGATTTCTTCGTCGTTGTACTCTCGTTCGGTGGGTGGCTGAGGTGGCGGTTTCGGCGTCGATTTTAATTTGTCCGGTATTCCATCGTCAATTTCATCGGCTGACGACTGGGTAGAAATACTGCCGATTTTTACCCCATTTTTCACTACCCCTTTTCTCTTCAATCTCTTCTTGATATAGGCTTGTGTTCTTTCGTCATCCAGATCTATGCCGCCGTCTTTCTCGGTGATTACGCCACGTTTAGTAGCCATTGTAACCGCGCTACGTGTCAGTCTGTAGATTTTCGAAAAGTCGTTCTTTGATACTATGCCCATGTCCAAATTGTTAACAATCTCCCGTATGTTGTCAATTTGTTAACAAGTGAGTTAACAAAATGGCAACCAAGCTTTGTCCTGTAAATAAGACAAGATGGGAATTCTTGTTAAAAATTTTTGTTAACTGAAAAAAAAACCTGGGATAGCGCAAAAGGCGAGGTACGCATATAAACAC